GCTACACGCACCCCAAGTGGGTGAAATCTCGTCTACCAGAGCACCTGGCTAGACTGTACCTGGAAAATCCAGAAGATTGCGATGTCCAACGAGTCATTCAGCTCGCGTCACCCCAAAGTGGTGACAATTTCCGCAATTACCTCTACGTGTGCTATAGCGTACTCTTCGTATAAGCTTGCTCAGTACCTAGCACGCACCATGCCCACTGTTCGGGAAGCAATCTCGTGGGTATTGGAGAGAAGCGCAGAGAGATCTTATGTTCAATCCAAGACTCTGCGACAGCGATTCACTGACTTAGCTATGGCCTCTACACCTTTACAACAGAACCATACGCATGAAGCATCTGCAGCTAATCGCAACGGGAGTGCCGAGTTCATCCAGCGCTATGCCCAGAATGTGGGTTACAATCCCTATTTCTACCAGATGTCCGCCGCGGACCAGCGCAACAACCGGATGGGCTCGAGGAGCTTTTACTGGAGTAAGGACTTAAATGCTCGAGTTGAGTTTTTCCGGCCGGGACCGAAAGACATGTTGGCTATGGTCGACGTGGATCAATACGTCGACATGCCACGGTTCCTATCCGAGCACTTCCACCCCATCGTCATTTACACGTTCCAACCACACCAAGTTTCGCGCAACTTAGCCGAATACTCGTATACGTTCAACGAACGCAACGAGGTTGTGTACCGCTTAGCCGGTGGGGCTGAGTATGTACACCAAGTGTGGAATTGGTCCGTTGGCGAAGTGTTAGTGCGCAAGTGGTGGTACTGCATACCTTATTCGACCTCCACCTTTGACGTCTACAGACGTTGCGCGTCACTTGATCACGACTTGGCTTTGCTTGCGCCGTCGTGTAAATGGGGATTCATCGGCACACTCCTCTCATTCATCTTGCAGGAACAACCACTCCAACGTGTTGAACCTGTGCGTGGGCGTTTCCTACGCCTGGACGTCCAGCGCAAAGATGGCCTCTATCGATCTACGGGCCGCGTGAATGAGTACGTACACGCCTTTGTACGCGCCGAACGTGATGACGCTATTGCTGCCATGCAACGTACCCAGAAAGTGGCTATTACCACCCCACAGCTTGCTAACTACGCTACGGGTGGGGACAAGACCGCGGCGGTTATACTAACCGACTTCCATTGTTCACAGACACCCTCGAAGCCGGATGTTGTGTACCCCGTGGAATTGTCTGTCCATCGGTACGAGAGAGAACCACAGTCCTACGACCCGGACGCCAAACCGTCCCTGACCCCCTTCATGTCCCCATTCGTTCATGGTGCCTTCGCGCCGGACGTCACCCCGGGCAATGAGCGGGCAGCCATTCGTGGTCGTATCACTGACATCAAATCCTCTGTACAGATGACCCCACATCTCCAGAAAAATTTGATGGAGTTCGTACGGTTACTGATACCTGAGAAGCACCAACTGCACCCCACAACTTACGACGAAGTGCAGTTACGTCAACCGCGCCCCGCTCAACGTGCATTAGCTGAGCGGGCAAGCATGGACGAACGCCCAGAGCGTAAGGTGCGCTCATTCATGAAGAAAGAGGCTTACACGACTGTGAAGGACCCCCGGATTATATCCACCATCAACGGAACAGACAAGCGTGAGTATTCTTGCTACATTTACCCGCTTGCTGATTACGTTAAGACTTGCCGCTGGTACGCCTTCGGCCTCAAACCTTTTGAGGTCGCTGCACGCGTCGCTGAAGTTTGCTCTGAGGCGAATTTCATAACCGTCACAGACCTTAGTAGGTTTGACGGGCGAGTCTCCGGGGTTTTGCGCGAATTAGAGAGGATGGTGTTGGTCGCAGCGTTTCACACCGACCACACACAGGAAGTGCTAGAGCTTCACCGCTCGCAATACAACATCCCTGGTGTCGCAACGTTCGGTACAAAATACGAACTTGGCACCGCTCGCGCGTCCGGCTCTCCAGAGACGGCCGTCTTTAATTCCATAGCCAACGCCTTTATGGCCTACGTCGCGCTGCGCAAAATCCGCGTGCGTGGGGCACATTGGACACCGGAAGAGGCATACGAACGACTTGGCCTCTACGGTGGCGATGACGGCATTACGGCTGACGTACTTCCACACGTATACGTCGCCGCATGCCGCAGCGTTGGGCAAGTACTCCAGGCCTCACGGGTAGAACGTGGGCAACTTGGCGTACAATTCCTGGCACGCATCTATGGGCCAGACGTATGGTTTGGCGACCCCGAGAGCATGTGCGACATCAAACGCCAACTGTCAAAGTTGCACGTCACAG